TCAACTTAAAGCCGCTGAACTTGACTTAGAAGCTAAACAAAATAGGCCCGTAGCCTTAGGATAATATGACAGAACGAGAACGAGAGGCTAAATTGCTTCTCGACAACCCGGTATTTGTTGAAGCATTTAGTAAGTTAGAAGAAGAGTTGTTAGACCTCTGGAAAATGTCAGGGTCTACAGATATCGACCAACGAGAATCTTTCTGGTTGGCCGTAAGACTGCTTGATAGGATTAGAGTCCATATACAGTCCATAGTTGAAACTGGACACATGAATAAGGTTATGGAAAAGCAACACCCATTTATCTGAAAGAGGAAATAAACTATGGCGGACAAGCAACCTGCCCCGCAAGCACACGAAGATCAACTGCAACCCGGTAGTTTATGGGAAGCACAAGCGGCATTACTCAAAATGACGGAACCCGAAGGGGAAACTCCAGAAACTGAAGAAGCCACACCTACTGAAGAGGAAGAGTCTCAACCCGTAGCGGAAGACGAATCATTAGAAGAGGAAACCGAAGAGGAAGAAGAGCCGGAAGGTGAAGAAGAATCTGAGGAAACGGAAGGTGAAGAGGAAGAGGAACTGTATGCTGTCACCGTAAATGGTGAAGAAGTAGCAGTATCCCTTGACGAACTTCTTAGCGGCTATAGCCGACAATCCGATTACACTCGTAAGACGCAAGAAGTAGCTAATGATCGAAAGGAAATGGAAGCACTGCAACAGCAGTACAACTCCGAAGTACAGCAGATTCAGCAAGAGCGTCAGCAGTACATGGATGCTCTAACCAACATTATAGCCAACCAAGGCGGTGAGTTAGAGAAATTTGCCAACGTAGATTGGAATACTTTAAGGGAAGAAGACCCCATAGAGTATGTTACAACTAGGGAACAATATAGAGAAGCTCAGGAAAAAATCCAAGGTTTACAGCATGAGCAAGCGAGAGCAGCTCAGGCTCAACAGGCTGAAAATAAAAAAGCCCAACAGGAAATGTTGCAAGTTGAGAAGGGTAAATTAGTAGAGGCTCTTCCAGAGTGGGGTGAACCAGAGAAGCAAAAAGAGTTAGCGACAAACCTTCAATCCTATGCAAAGGAACAGGGGTTTACGGCAGAAGAACTCAATAGTCTGGTTGACCATCGTTCTATATTAGTTTTGTTAAAAGCTCAAAAATTTGACCAATTACAAAAGGCCGATGTAAAGTCTAAGAAGCTAAAAAACAAACCAAAAGTTATTCGATCTGGCAAAGGTGAATCAAATAGAAATAGTAGTAAATCTAAACGTACTGCACAAATGAAGCGTCTTCGACAGAGTGGACATGTAAATGATGCGTCTATTTTGTTTGAAGATTTTATTGATCTAGAATAGGAGAATGTAAATGGCAGTTCCTACAAATACTAGAATCACCTATGGTGCTATAGGCATCAGAGAGGATTTAAGTAATATCATTTATAATATCGCTCCTACTGATACTCCCTTCTTGAGTGGTGCTGGTCGTGATTCTTGCGACAACACCTTATTTGAGTGGCAGACAGACACGTTGGCAACTCAGGCCAATAACAGAAGCGTTGAAGGCGATGACCCTTCCTCACTAGCTGTTGCTGAACCGTCGCGTGTTACTAACTACACTCAGATCAGCATAAAGGCTGTTCAAAGCTCAGGTACTGCGGAAGCTGTTGATTTTGCTGGAAGAAAATCCACGCAGGCGTATCAGTTGGCGAAACGCGCTAAAGAAATGAAGCGCGATATGGAAAAGATGTTGATGGATAACGTAGCTAAAGGCGCTGGCGCTCCCGCTGGTAGCCCGGTTGCTCCGGTAGCTCGTATAACTGGTGGCTTAGGCGCTTGGATTGGAACCAACTATGCAACTGTTGGTACCGGTTCTCCGGCTCCTGCAGCTCCTGTTGGAGCTAATGGTACGGCGGCGGCTACAGATGCGGCTGCAACTGGTCCAATAACTGAAGCTAAAATGAAAGAGGTTATCAAAGAGTGTTTTGATAGCGGTGGCTCACCCGACACTATTCTTGTTGGTTCTTCTCAGAAACAAACCATTTCTGGGTTGGCTCAATCAGTGTCAGAGTTACGAACCGATGCTAACAAAGCGGCTCCGGCACATGTCGTAGCCTCTGTAGATGTATATGTTAGCGATTTTGGTACTTTCAAAATTATGGCTGATCGTTTTCAGAGAGCGCAAGATATGTGGTTCCTTGATTTCGATTTCTTTGCCGTATCGTACTTACGTCCATTCCGTACGGAAACACTAGCCAAAACTGGTGACAGCATCAAACAGATGTTGATTGCCGAATATGGCTTGAAAGTTAAAAATGAGGCCTCTTCAGGCGTCCTTGCTAACTGCTCGTAAGTAATCTGGTAGCGGGGGGATACGTCTCCCCGCATACCTTTTATGTTTCTATACACAAAAACTCCTACAATAGTTGTAATCGACGGAGTTTTATCTCCAGAAGAATGCAACTCTATTGTTGACTACTCTAAAGATAAATTGGAGCGCAGTAAGGTTGCTCAAAAGGGTGGTGGAGATTCCGAGGATATTGACAGGACATCATCTGGTTTATTTGTAGAACATGAAGAATTCCCGGAATTATGTAAAAGACTTTCTGAGATAGCTAATCTACCGCTTACTAATGCGGAGCCTTTAAATGTATTAAACTATCAAGAGGGTCAAGAGTATAAACCTCATATGGATGCTTTTAATGAGGATCACCAAAAGATAAATGGTGGACAAAGAGTATTAACTTGTATTGTCTATTTAAATAATGCGAGTGGCGGAGGCACAGCTTTTCCGGCATTAAATATGATAGTTGGTTCAATAGCCGGAAGATTGCTTATGTTTGAGAATGTTGATGGGGATTTAAATCCGCATGAGCTATCATTACATCAAGGCCTTCCACCGCATGAAGGAGAAAAGTGGGTAACAACATTATGGTTCAGAGAGAACAAAGTAAGTTAGAAAAGGCGTTTACGCCCAAAGGTTCTGCGATTAAAAAATCACCGAAGCCAAAGGCTAAAACAACCAAGGAACATTTACAGTCCTATGCCGGTAACCCCGGACAACAGATAGGCGGTAAGGGGTATTTAGTTGGCTAAGAGAACATTACTTGATATTATGCCTCATAGGTGGGAAGAGCATATTGAAGAACCTGATGGCACTTTTACCATCTCCACTCACCAAGATGCACAGCCTATCTTAGATCATACTAAAGCGGTGTACAATAGTTATGGTGATAAACTAACGCCGGGCAAAAGAGGAGAGTTTCATAGGGTCGCATCTATACCTTTAAATGTATGGGACCAATGGAAAAAGGAAACCAACAATGCTATTGAAAAGGATCAAAAGCTGTTGGCTAAATATCTGAATGATCCAGATAACAAATACTTTAAAACATCACCAACAAATATATAGAGGATAGGACATGGCGCATTTAGAATCTGATCTTTATCGACCGGCTGGCGTGACGCAGACCATTACCTCTAGTGGCTCATCTGCCGCTACGAGTAATGCTATTAGCGCGCAGACTTATGCGGTTACAATAGTGGCTACTCAAGATGTTTATTTAACGTTTGATACAGCACCTACAGCAACCGCTACCAATGGTGTATTTCATAAAAAGGATTGGCCAACCACATACCGGGTTGCTCCGGGTGAAAAGATAGCTGCCTTACAGGTAAGCTCCGGTGGCACTGTCTACGTTTCTGAACTGACAAGATAGCATGGCTATTAATACCTACGCAACGCTTCAAACAGCGGTAGCTAACTGGTTAGACAGGGATGACCTGACCGACAGGATACCTGAGTTTATTTCTTTAGCGGAAGCTAGGTTTAACCGTATCTTACGTATACGGATGATGGAGACAATAAGCACAAGTATCACAACTGCTGGCGGGACAAAGGATTATGACCTCCCAACTGGATACGTCCAGATGAAAGAGTTTCATTTGACAACATCCCCGGCAACGCCATTAGCTTATGTAACTCCTGAAATGATGTTCAGAATGTGGGCTGGCAGTAACCAAGCTAAACCCAATGTCTATACCATAATCACCGGAAAGGTAAGTTTGGGTCCAACACCTGATGCCGTGTATACAACGTCCATGCTTTATTATAAGACGGTAGATGCGCTTAGTGTTGATAACACCACAAGTACCATGCTTACGCAAAACCCAGACGTTTATTTGTATGGTTCTTTATTAGAAGCGGAACCATTCCTAATGAATGACCAGCGGGTTCAGTTATGGGCTACGGCATTTCAACAGGCTTTAGCTGATATTCAAGAACAAGATAACAAAGACCGGCACTCAGGTTCTGAGATGCGGGTTATGAACACAGGCGGGTATCCCTAATGGCACTAGAATCTGCGAATTATATTGATGAATTAGTAATAACTAATCCAACAGCAAGTGATCCTGTATCTCAGGGTGATGACCAACTAAGGCTAATTAAGAAGGTTGTCAAGCAATCTTTCCCCTCTGTTGACATAGCTGTTAATGCAATTCATACCTCTGCATCTGCCCCGGCGACCTCCATATCTGCGGGGCTTGTTTGGTTTGATACAACCGCAAACCTTCTAAAGCTAAGGAATGAAGCTAACGATGCTTGGATAACTCTTCCAGTATCTGTAACTGCCGATAATACAGTAGATATAAATGGCGGCACCGTAGATGGTGCTGTAATAGGTGGAGCATCTGCTGCGGCAATAACTGGTACAACTATAAAAGCTGATACTAGCCTAGAGTTAGCAACAGGAGCCACAGTAACCGGTATTGATAACGGCGGCTTGGCTACAGGTAGTGCTACTTTAATACCAACTCAAGGAGCGGTTAAGACATATGTTGACGCACAGGTTACGGCGCAAGATTTGGATATCACTACTGACAGTGGGACTATTGATATTGATCTCGATGGTGATACTCTCACAGTGGCTGGGGGAGCAGGGCTTGATACTGCGGCGTCAAGCACTACGGTTACGGTCAATGTTACGGATGGCGGAGTAACCAATGCCAAGTTAGCTGATATGGCGGCTAACACAGTTAAGGTTAGAGATGCAAACTCTAGCGGGGTTCCTTCAGATAAGGCTTTAACAAATACCCAGATTCTAATAGGTGATGGTACTGGCTTTACTGCTGCCGCTTTGTCTAGCGATGCGACAATGACAAATGCTGGCGCGGTTACAGTTACAGGAATACAGGGACAGGCTGTTAGCGCAACTGCGGCAACAAACGACCAATACTTAAAATACTCTGCATCCTCAAGCGAGTGGCAGAAGGTAGACGTTCTTGCTCCTGACCGTCTAACCACAAAGGGTGACCTGCTTGTTTACAATACGGTTGACTCTGAAACTAGACTTCCT